CCTCAAATGATTATAATTAAAGGTCTTATTTCTGCAAGAGATTGGGTTGTTGGACAACATACTCAAGGTTGGACTAAATCAGCTTATTTAAATGAAACAAATGCATTTAGTAATCAAACACATTTTAATAATACTGCACCAACAAGTTCTGTTTTTTCAATAGAAGGTGGTACTAATAGTAATGTTAATACTAATAATGCTGGTTATATATCTTATATTTTTTCTGAACGACAAAGCTACTCAAAATTTGGAAGCTACATAGGTAATGGAAATGCTGATGGAACATTTGTTTATACAGGATTTAAACCAGCTTGGGTTATGGTTAAGAGAACGGATAGTGCAAATGATTGGTGTCTTTATGATAATAAAAGAGATACAGATAATGTAGTTCAAGATAAATTACAACCGAATCAAGCTTCAGCAGAAAGTGATGATACTTCAATGGATTTTGTTTCTAATGGTTTTAAATTCAGAGAAACCGGTGGAAATTTTAATGCTTCTGGTGGAACATACATCTACATGGCTTTCGCTGAAAACCCATTCGTAGCTAGCAATTTTAATGCTGCAACAGCCCGATAATTAATGAATTTAGTATATAGACAACTGCATAATTTTAACTTATAAGGAGAACCAATATGTATGCAAAAGTAGAAAACAACGTAATAGTAAAAGCTAACTCAAGCCTAGCTTCTTTTAATAGAGCAGCACCATCTTGGAGTGCAGAGCAACTTGCGGCTAACGGAATCTATGAAGTAGTATATGACAACTCAAATTTAAAAAACGATAGATTTTACATCAATGGTGCAGAGAGTTTTACTTTCGCTAGTGATACAGTGACTGCAAGTTATACTGCAGCAGTAGGTAAAACATTAGATGACGTTAACGAAGTTGACGAAGAGGGTAACGCACTACTAGATGATGACGGTGTTCAATTAGTTACATCTGGTTTAAAAACCAATGAGAAAAATCAAATTAAAGCTCAAGCAGCAAATCTTTTACAATCTACAGATTGGTATGTCGTAAGACACGCTGAGTCAGAAACTGCAATTCCAGCAAACGTATCAACTTACAGAACAGCAGTTAGAACAAAATCTAACGAAATAGAAACATCAATTGATGGTGCAGCGAGTGCTGAAGCACTAGAAGCTTTATTTACTTACACAACAGGTGCAGATGATGTTACATCTAGACCTTTGGGTGAGTGGCCTAAACTATAAATCAAAAACCTCGTTTACTTAAATCGGTTGAATTTATCAACCATTTGATATACTACCTAATAAACAGGTTTTTATATGCTACAAAAATTAGGATTTTTACCAGGATTCAACAAACAAGTTACATCTACAGGTGCCGAGTCACAATGGACAGGTGGTGAGAATGTACGTTTTAGGTATGGTACACCTGAGAAAATAGGGGGTTGGTCACAATTAGGTGAGTCAAAACTAACTGGTGCAGCTAGAGGTTTACATCATTTTGTTAGCACAGGTTCTATTAAGTATGCAGCTATAGGTACTAATAAAATTTTATATATTTATTCTGGTGGAGTTTACTACGACATCCACCCTTTAGTTAATCCAACAGGTACAGCACTTACAAGTGCATTTAGCACGACTAATGGATCACCGACGGTGACTATAACATTTCCAGGAACACATACTTTTCAAGCTCAAGACATTATTTTATTTAGTGACTTTAGTACGATTACAAATTCTAATTTTAGCGCTGCAGATTTTGATGGTAAAAAATTTATGATAACTAGTGTGCCTACACCAACAACAATTACTATTACAATGCCTAGCAATGAAACAGGTTCAGGTGCAACAACATCGGGTGGGGTTAAATACTATCAATACTATCACGTAGGACCAGCAGAACAACTAGGAGCTTTTGGTTGGGGTATATCTTTATGGGGTGGTAATGTTTTAGGGGCTATCACTACTACTTTAAATGGAGCAATTGGTGCTACATCAGGAGGGAACAACGGTTCTGCTACAGAAATTACATTAACAAGCGTAGCGGGTCTTCCAAGTTCTGGTACAAATTTTATTCAAGTAGGGACTGAAGAAATATCTTACACTGGAATTACTGGAAGTAAGATAACAGGTATTGGTAGAGCAGCAAGAGGAACAACAGCAGCAACTCATTCTAATGGTGCAACAGTAACTAATGCATCATCTTTTACAGGTTGGGGTTCACCCGCAGCTAACACCGATTCAGTAATTGATCCAGGTCTATGGTCCTTGGACAATTTAGGTACAACTCTTATTGCATTAATTCATAATGGTGAATGTTTTAAATGGGATGCAGATGCAACTAACGCAACAGACAATAGAGCAGTAATTATTCCTAATGCACCAACGGCTTCACGTGACATGTTAGTATCAACACCTGACCGTCACTTAGTATTTTTTGGTACAGAAAAAACAATTGGAGATAAGACATCACAAGATGATATGTTTATAAGATTTTCATCACAAGAAAATATAGAAGACTACACACCTACAGCTGAGAATAGTGCGGGTACACAAAGACTGGCCGCCGGATCACGGATCATGGGTGCTACCCTTGGTAGAAATGCAATATACATTTGGACGGATACTTCTTTATTTACAATGAGATTTGTTGGAACCCCTTTTACATTTGCTTATGAACAAGTTGGAACTAACTGTGGATTGATAGGACAGAACGCAGCTGTTGAAGTTGATGGTGCTGCTTATTGGATGTCTGATAATGGTTTCTTTAGATACACAGGTAAACTAGAATCTATGGACTGTTTGGTTGAAGACTTTGTTTATGATGATCTTAACACTACATCTAATCAATTAATTTATTGTGGTATTAATAACTTGTTTGGAGAAATAACTTGGTTTTATCCAACCGCTACTTCTAACGTAAATACAAGAGCAGTTACTTATAGTTATCTAGATTCAACATCTAAAAGACCTATATGGTTTACAAATGCAAATAGTTTATTTCCTAGAACAACATGGGAAGACTCAGCAGTATTTGGTTTACCTCATGCAACTAAATATGATGCAGGAGATGACGTATCGTTTGACGTACAAGGTAATACTGAAGGTATTACAGTTTACTTGGAACACGAAACAGGAGTTAATCAACAACTTGCAGGTGCTTCACCGGTTGCCATACCAGCTAACATTACATCCGGTGATTATGATATTACACAAAAAGTTGTAAGAGGAGCCGCAACCAACCTAGGTGACCTTAGAGGTGATGGTGAAAACATTATGAGAGTTAGTAGAATTATACCAGATTTTATAGCACAACAAGGAAATGCTATTGTACAATTAGATTTAAGAAATTATCCAAATGATGCTGCAGCTAGTTCATCATTAGGTCCTTTTACTGTCACAACTTCAACAGATAAAGTAGACACACGTGCTAGAGGTCGAGCCATAGCACTTACAATATCTAATACAGAAGTAGATACTAGTTGGAAACTGGGTACTTTTAGGTTAGATATACAAACTGGAGGAAGACGATAATGGAAGCTTTATTAGAAGCACTTATACTTAAATATGGTGAACCCATAGCAAGAAAACTTTTAGGGTTAGAGCAACGATCACAAAATCCTAAGTATGCAATTAGTTTAGGAAACATGAAAATTGATCCTATGAGGATGTTAGCTAATCAAGGTATGAAAGGTATAATGAGTGGTGGAAAAATGAGTAGTATGATGGGACCAGGACTTCTATTAGGTGGAGCTTTAGGTTTAGGTTATTTAACAAATCCTCTAAGAGAAGGTTCTTATAATTATAATCCAAATCTTCAAGGTCAAATAGATTATGCTTCAGGTAGAGGTTACATAGGAAAAAATTCTGGTAGTGGGTTAGCACAGTATACAGATAAATCTGTGTTAAGTGGACAGAACGTTGTATCTGGTTTTGGAACTAATGACTATGCAAAACAATTACAAAACTATATTGATAAATACGGAGATAAAGATGGAAAAGGACAAGCAGAATTAGAAGATTTAACGACCGACGAGTTTGATAAGGTAGATGCTTTTATGGAAACACAAACTACAAATAATAATAATAGCGGTGGTGGTAATAACAATTATGGTGGAGCTACTCAAAGTGGTGGATTTGATCCTGGTGGTTTTGAACAAGATGGTACAGGAAGACAAGGCTACGGCAGTGGAGGCATTGCAAGTTTATAATGGCTAAGATAGTACAAACATTAACTAGAGCAAGTGAAGAATACCAAGCGGACACAGCGCAGTCTTTGGTTAGAGATTTAGATGCTGTGTTAGAAAAATTAAACACTACATTTCAAGAAGAATTAAAACAGGAGATAGAAGCTAGAAGCTTCTTTTTAGATTAATGGCAGTAGTAAACCAATATAAATTTAAAGGTATAGATAATAATACAAGTGGTAGTGCACTAACACCACTAGGTGCTAGTATTCCTGCAGTTAATGAGACTATCGTTGTTAA